TGGGAGCATTACTTCTTTAAGTTTTTGATTAAATAGTTTGTCCCACATTTTATTTTCACTCATTTCTCTTGTGCCTTTCTTAGTATTGCGTATGCAAACTCGGTAAAATTAATTACATCTACTTGTCCATCTTTATCTAATTCGTAATACTTACCAGCCGCCCATACTGCATGAATTTCCCCTATGCTTAGTGTCTTTGCTGATTTATCAGCCCAGTAATCCATATTCTTTTCAATGGCTACAATGTTGGCTTTCAACGCCTCTATTTCAGCTTGTTGCTGGCGAAGCATGGTGGCTGCTTGGTCTAATTGGTCGGCAAGTCTATCGTTAGCGCCTTCTTGTACGCTCTTACGGCTTGTTGCCTGCCTGCGAATTGATGCACGAATCTCCATTGCATCAGCTAGTTCATTTGCGTTCAAAATGGCGCCTCCTCAAATGGCGGTAAGTCTGGCTTAGATTCTTTTATGTATTCCATAGTCCAGTTGGTATAAATTTCAATAATGTGCTTTGCTTCCTCATGCCTACGCACAAGTCGCATCAGCTCACCGTTTTCATCTTTAATGAGATACGGCATTTTCTATTTCACGCTCCATTAGCATGGCATCAGCAATCTCATAGGCTCGCTGGGCAGCAATTTGATCCCATTTTTTACCTTCTGAAAGGTCAAACTTCCAGTCGGCGGAACACATGCCGCTCATTACTTTGGCAGCAAAATAATCTCTTAATCTACGTTGTCTATCAGTCATTGTTTAACCCCTTTTAAGAATGCTTTTAAACGGCGCTGTGCTTTGCCGTAGGACTTACGGAAGGCATAGACAGCCTTCTCTTCTTCCATGTCCGCCTCGACTGCTACAGTGGCTAATACCATGCTTAATGCAGCCAAGATAACGCTGACTTCTAGATTATTTTTAGGCATCAAGAACTGAAAGATTTCGGTTGCTAGCTCTCGTGCTGGATCTCCGCCAACAGATTGTGCAATCTTGTCTTCTAATGCGGCTTCCATGAATTCTGGTGTGTCAATAATACTCATATACTCTCCTCTTTTTTTAAGACTATAATCACTACCATTAGAATTGTAAATAGGTTGTTCCTACTTTTTTCAAATAGTTGATTAGTGATTACCCTTAAACTACCTTACCCATGCAGCGTGAACTCGTACTGGCTAACGTCAGGTAAGCGCCGCTATATTTCTAAACGTGGGATGGCTTTTAAAGCTGCAGCAGCAGAGGCATGTAGTGGGCTAACTGGATTTGGAGATGATCCAGTAGAAGTGTCAATCGTGTTGTATCCACGAGACAAACGGCTGCTCGACATAGACAACATCTGTAAATGTATCCTGGACTCATTACAAGGGTATCTGTATGAGGACGATCAGCAGGTCTGGAAGCTGACCGTTGAGCGAGCCGAAAAGATTAAAGGCGGAGGATGTGACGTGACCGTCAAAGAATATAGTAAGCATGGTTCTACTGTAACGGATCGCATGGCTGCTCTTATACAAGACTTAACTGATTAGGTGCGCTATGCACTTTCATGCGGCATGATTGCATGAATTTTCAATAAAAGATGCGTCTCATTCTCATTTGGCATTAACACACAGTATGTTAAGAGGTAAAAAAGTATGTTAAATGACTCATTAATAAGGCTTTATCCTGCTTAAGGACTCATTAATAAGTCATTTTGATACCTATAAGCATAAAAAAAGGTTCCGTTTTGGTACCTTTAGGTACTAATTGGAACTTAGGGTAATCCCTAATACATTCACGGCTGTAAACCGTTGACAGCGTTGTATACTTACAACATGCCCTCCTCGGCAAACCCCGGTGCAATCCTCATGCACCAACCCCCTTAGGCCCGTGAGTACACCGGGCCTTTTTTTACAATCATTTGCCAAAACTTTACAATCTTATGTATAATTGCTGCATTGCAACATATCTTAAGGAGATATCCATGTTTGAATTTGAGAAGCAGTACAAAGACGCAGTACAAAAGTTTGAAACTATCGCTGAGCATATCAAGCAAGCCAATGAGTTTTGGTTCAATGCTGTGCTGTCAAGCTTCAAGTCTTTTACCAAGACTAAGTAATCGGTCTTAGACCGTAGGGGGTGAGCAGAAACTGCTTGCTCCTTTTTTTATTTATGGGTGTATACTTTTCCTTCCATGAAGATTTGTCCCGACTGCTTATCCGCATACAAACGATCTAAAGAAGGCCGTTCTGCTAAAAAATTAGGCATAAATTGGGGTAGAAATAAATGGCCTAAGGGTTTGTACCATGAGCAAACTACTAGAAAATGTTTGAAACATCAGGCACAATCATTAGCAGATGGCGCAGTTCGTAGAGCAAAGTTAAAAGTTGCTACACTAACGGGCGCTGATCGGAAAAAAATAAAAGAGTTGTACGAGCAGTGTGCTTTATTGACGAGAGAAACTGGCATTAAACATGAAGTAGATCATATCGTTCCGCTGAACGGCAAGAACGTTAGCGGTCTTCATGTGTTTTGCAATCTTCAAATCATTAAAGCATCTGAAAATAGAAAGAAAAGTAACAAGTTTTAACCATTGGCTGGCGGCTCGTCCTGATATCGTGGCGGCTAATGGGTGTAGCGTTACCAGAAGGGTAAGAGGCTGAAACAGCGCAATACGGATGGCGAAGATAGTGTCCGTGCCTCGCAAGACTGTCGGGTGCTGTGGCTCCAAATAGGGTAACAGTTGAAGGCGCATCTAGGTAAGGCTAGGTGCGTCCACCAAACGGGTAACTATCGGGTGATACAGTATTACATGTATATAAGAGAATAAAATGGACATCAGACAAGAAATAAGAAAAGCAACTGGGGTAATCCAACTGGGGTAATCCCCGATTCAGTTAAATACGGATCGGTGCAACAATCAATCAGGTGGAAAGAGCGGGCAATGAATGCCCTACGAATTGCAGATAACCCCAAATCTACAGACCACGAATTAAAAATGGCATTAGCATCACTAACGAGGAACGCATGAAGTTATCACAAATAACACTAGACACTTCCCTGCAAATGCGGGAGAAGATTGACGCAGAAGTAGTAGCAGAATACTGCCAAGCAATATTGGATGGAGCGAAGTTTCCGCCAATCGTTTTATTCCATGACGGTAAGAATTACTACATCGGCGATGGTTGGACACGCATCTTTGCCCACAAGAAAGCGGGCTTTGAAATCATCAATGCTGACGTTCGCATGGGCAGCTACGATGACGCATTGGACTACGCCCTCAAGGACGCTAACAAAGATCATGGACAAAGATATACCAACGCAGATAAGCGCAAGAAAGTATTGAAGGCCGTCCATACTCCACGTTATTCAGAAGCAAGCGCCCGTAAACTTGGCGAGATCTGCAACGTATCTCATGCCTTTGTAGCTAAGGTGCGTGAAGAAACTGGAACCAAACCAGACGTCATCAAGACCGTACAAAACGGTAAACAAGTAATGATGGCCAACACCAAAAAAGATATGAAGAAGGAAGAGCATGAGGATCCCGTTGAAGAGAATCACGTCATCACTGAGCTATCGCACACCGTACAAGAACTTGCGGAAGAGAATAAAAAGCTGGAAGCAAGGGTCGCAGTCGCTGCTATGGAAGCTACGGATGAGGAGAAGGCGTCCGCTCAATCTATCATTACTGAATTACAAAATCAGGTTAAAACGCTTGAAGCGGACAATCGGGTATTAAAAGCATCTCGTGATTCATTCCAAGCCGAAGCAAGCGAAGCTAAGAAGCAAGCCCTATATGGAAAGCGCCGCTACGAAAAGGCGGAGAAAGAAATAGAAGAGCTACGCAAGAAGTTAGCAGATTTAAAAATGAAGTTGGATTTTGCAGAAGCAGATTTAGCAATACGTTAGTTTTACGGGGGGAAAGCAAGTCGGCTCGGCGACTTTAAATAACCTGTACCGTTCACTACGGACTCCTTCACATTGTGAGTACCCCCACCTGATACCAAGCAGTTCTTGGCAGACAAAGGAGAGAAGATGTTACAGTTGCGCCCTCACCAGCAAGAAGTAGTGGAAAAACTACGGGATGGGTTTAAAGCAGGACATATGTGCCAGTTGTTGTATGCACCGACTGGTTTTGGTAAGACAGAGGTAGCAATGGCAATTATGAAAGCCGTTGCAGAGAAGTATAAGAAGTGCGCCATAGTTTTAGATCGTATCGTTCTGGTCGATCAAACAAGCAGACGTTTAGATAAATATGGAATCCCTCATGGAGTTATGCAAGCCGGACATTGGCGTGATAAACCTGAAGAGCATATCCAAGTCTGTTCATCTCAGACGCTAGAGCTACGCAAATCATTTCCAGAGATTGATCTATTGATCGTGGACGAGTGCCACGTCACCCGCAAAGGGTTAGTTAAGTTTATTAAAAACAATCCTCACATCAGAGTTATTGGATTGACTGCTACCCCGTTCACTAAAGGTCTCGGCGATCTTTATACCCACGTTGTCGGCGCTACTCCCACTGGAGAATTGATTGACAAAGGTTGGCTCGTTCCATTAAAGGTCTATGTTGCCAAAGAGATCGACATGACTGGAGTTAAGAAACGTGCGGGAGAGTGGGCTGCAGAAGACGTAACCCTGCAAGGTATCAAGATCGTTGGAGATGTAGTCCACGAGTGGCATAAGAAAACCCATGCAATCTTTGGTAAGCCCGTCAAAACGATTGTATTTTCAGCAGGAGTAGAGCATAGTAGGGAGTTGGTAAAGCGGTTTGCAGAAGCAGGCTATAACTTTGTATCTATCTCATATAAAGAAGATGACCAGTTCAAAAAAGATACTATCGAAGAATTCAGTAAGCCTGACACTGATATTCACGGTCTTATTGCCACTGATATTCTCACTCGTGGTTTCGATGTTAGCGATGTTCTTATAGGGGTATCAGCCCGTCCGTTTTCCAAGTCCTTTAGTTCTCACGTCCAGCAGATGGGTCGTGTCATGCGTTCGCACCCTGGCAAAGAGTTCGGAGTTTGGCTGGATCACTCTGGTAACTTCCTGCGTTTCCGTAACGACTGGGACAAGATCTTTTACGAGGGTGTTACAGAGCTTAAGGAAGGCGGAGAGAAAGCCAAGAAGGAACCAACACTCAAGGAAAAGAAAGAGGCCGTATGCCCTGCCTGTAAGGTTCTATGGACATTCTCCGGAAAGATCTGCGGTGCTTGTGGATTTGAGAAGAAGAAACCTACTGGCGTAGATATGGTAAATGGTGAGCTGCTGGAGTTGCAGGCCGCCAATCAGAAGTTGATCATCGACAATAAACAGTTCTATTCAGAGCTGCTTTACTACTGTAAGGCCAAAGGTTACAAGGATGGTTGGGCTGCCAATAAGTACAAGGAAAAGTTCGGTGTCTTCCCACGATCCATACCCAAGGACATAGCACCACCATCCCGATCAACAATGAAGTGGATTCAAAGCCGCAACATTGCTTACTCAAAATCTAAAGCAAAGGCAACAGCATGAGCTTCACAATCTACCAAACCGATGGCCTCAAAGTTATTCAATGGTTCTTTAATATAGATGAACTTATTAAACATATGCTTAATAACCCTAATGATAGGTATCACCGCAATGACTAAAAAGAATAAACCTGAAAAGATACAAACCAAGTCAGAGCAAATAGCAATGAGCGAGTACTTGGAAGCAAAATTCAAAGATCTTGCCAAAGGTCAAGAGTTAATACCAGTTGTGCTAGACCGAGCAACATGGGAAGGCATCGCATGGTCAATCAATCAAGCATTAAAGTTAAAACACAAGGAGAAGAAGTAATGGCAACAAAAAAAATCGTAGCCCCTGCCATCAGGGAAAAGAAAACTGGCATCATTATTGAAGCCCCGTCCAAAGCATGGGCGCATGACCAAATAGAAGCTAAAGAGCATATACCAGATAAGAAGGTAAAGCGTGGTTTCATTACCAATGAAGACAAGTTTGTAAAGCGTAAAAAGGCTGCCAAAATTGCAAAGAAAGCTGGACAGATTAAGAAAGATGTAAAGAAGTTACACTCTACTGACTTACGCAAGGCCGCTAACATCAAGAAAAAGGAGATTAAATAATGGGACAAAAGACCCCATACCATGACTTTAATATGACCCACGAGAAGATTGGCGAGTATTTTGGTATCAGTCGGTCTGCCGTTGGTCAGTTAGAAATCGAGGCTTTAAAGAACTTCCGTAAAGAATTAGAAAAGCGTGGTATCAAAATGGAAGATTTACTTGGGGGAATGAGATGAGAGACGGCGGAAAGGGAGATACTCAGAGGCCTTTGGGAGTGCCTATGAAGCAGTTTGACAATAACTGGGATGCCATATTCAAAAAGAAAAAGGTGGAAGAGCATTTAGAGGAAAGCATTGTCGAGTACCACGAACTACATAAGGATATTGAATGAGCTTCCAACAGTTTGCTGAGCAGCATGGTTTGATCATCGACCACGTGTTACTAGACAAATGGGTTCGTTGTCCTACAACAGACCATCCTAGTAGCAGAAACGGCGCTTACATTTTCGATGGTCACAATGGAGCAGTACAGAACTGGGCAGTCCATGAGAAGCCTATTGCATACAGAGGTAAAGCTGACCCGCTATACCGTCACAAAATGCAGCAGGTCAAAGACGAAAGAGCTGAGCAAAACAAGCTAGCTGCGTCCAAGGCTGCATGGATTATGAATCAGGCTACCAAAAAGCGTCATCCTTACCTGAAGTCCAAGGGCTTCCCCGAAGCTACTGGCTATGTATGGAACGATAGCCTTTTGATCCCGATGCGTATAGATCAAAAACTCGTGGGTCTTCAGATGATTAAACCCAATGGTGCTAAGCATTTTCTCAAAGGTCAGATCACTAAGGGAGCAGAGGCCATAATTGACGCTAAGGGCGTTCATATATTGTGCGAAGGGTTTGCTACTGGACTATCCATAAGACGGGCGCTGAAAGCCGTTAATACCCGTTATACAGTCCATGTTTGCTTCTCAGCCGGTAATATCAAGGTAATGGCTAAACAGTATCCTGATTGCGTCATCGTAGCAGACCATGATCCAGTAGGATTAAAGGTTGCCAAAGAATCAGGGCGTAAGTTTTGGGTATCACCAAACAGTGGGGAAGACTTCAATGATTATGAGTTGCGTGTTGGTGCTGAAGTTGCCGGAAAGTCTATTACTGCACTAGGTCTGTCGGCGGTTCCTGCGTAAATTCGTTGTTAATAAACACCGTATTGTCTAAGTTATATAGGTTGTTGATGATAGCGTTCCCCACCAAAAAAGACTGATGGGGTTCGCCTATCAGCTCCATACTAACTTCAAGTTTGCCGTTCTTACCGTCTTTGAGGTAGATAATTGTTGCGTCCATTGGTTCTCCAAAGCCTGACCCGCAAACAGCTCAGGAAAGGCATTTACTAATCTTTTTAGGTTGTCATCATCAGCCAATAACGCTGCCTGACCTATTCTACCAGCAAAACCCCCTCTGGATTCCATCCTATCTACTGTGCGTCTCAGCTCATCTCTAGTCATAATAGACATAACATCACCACCATTAGTCCAAACAAGAATGTGCAAATAATGTCTTCAGATTTTAGTTCGTCCATGCTTAACTCCTATTCCATGTGCTTGTTCAATGCGTTTTACAAATTCAAATAACTGCACCCGTTGTGCATATTTGCGTGAAACATCAAGGTAAATCTGCATAATTTCAGACGGCTCAAGGGGTGGNGATACNTCAATATCCTCCATCTCCCTGAGTCCNTCAAAGAATGCTTTTTCGTTGTTAGTCATTATCTGGTTCTGATTCAATATCCGTTACTTGAGTATATTCTCCTAGATCCCCGATGTCATTGTCAAACTCATCTTGCGCTACCCCTTCTGCCTCCTCATAATCAGGAGCTTCCACAAAATAGGTCTTTGACCCGCTAAAGTGAATCGTTACTGAATAGCCCTTCATTTTCACGCTCCCCTCGCTTTCATCATTGCATCGGCAGTTATATAAGCCCATTTTGCTATGTAATCTAAATCAACATCGTGAATGTCGCCTGAAGAAATCCAGCCCGCATCAAACATTTCTGACATAGCCTTAGCAGCAAAGTAATCACGCAAATCCATGCCACCTTGGATAATTTGCGGATATCCTTCATTCATTGATGTTGGAAACGCTTTCATAAATCCTCCCCGATTAAGTTACCTGTATCTACCTTGTAATTGTGCGCCAGTTCGTCCATCAGCCTAGATAAGCTATAAGCTACATCCTCGTACTCATTCATATCCAAGATGTCATGGATGCGCTCATAGATATACTTGGTCGCTACTTTGCTATTTCCCCATCCTTGCGTCTCAGCTCTCATGCTTTCTCCCCTTCTGGTCGTAATATCTTGGATAAATTGATCGAATCCCCAAAGCCAATTTTCTTGCATAACTCCTCCTCTTTTCGCATTGCGTGTTGCAGATTTTTGATAACTACTGGCTGATAAATTGGATCAGCAAGCCTGACCCGCTCTTGCAAGTAGGCTACTGACTCTTTTACATCTAATAAATGGTTAATCATCTTGGTTCTTTCCCTCTTGTTCATACAATCTCGACAATCCTGTAATCTTCAAAACAAACATCGTCCAGATAGCCCGCTTCTACATCCCTCTGAAGCTCCTCTATTTCTTTTTCCATTGCTTCAATGGCTTCTTGCTCTGTATCCCATTGCTCCTCCTCTCCATTGCATAGCCATATAGGTTCGTCATGGAATAGTCTTATTGCCCACTTAGTCATGGCTCACCTCGTCAATATCCTCGATCTCAAAATCACCTTCCCCGCACTCCGTCCACTCGATCTCGCCTTGATCTTCTTGGACAAACTCCTCTGCTTCTTCTTCAGAATCAGCACGAATAAAGGTCTCATACCAAATTAACTGGCTGCAAATTACTTTGTAAGTATTCATGCTGTTTCCCTTTCGTCAATAACAGACTGCTGCCATACATTTATTGCATCCCAATTGATACCCACTTCAGGATTTCCGTACTTTGCCATCATATATAAAACAGACTGTGCTTCCTCATCTGTCAAAGTGATGTATTCCCCATCACCAGCGTAATACTCTTGGACATCCTCAATATGCCACCAGTCCGCATGCCAGTTCGGATCAGTAAGACGGATAATATCTCTAGGATCAGGGATAGCCTGACCCTCTGGTAAATCAAATTCGACTGATACTCTCATTTCAATTCTCCTCAAATCCAAGATAATCAATAAGTTCTTGTTCAATAGCAAAATACAAAGCCTGACCTTTTTCTGTATTTCTAGTGCCGCCAATATTGTCTGGATCGGGTTCTATATATTCCCTATCCGTATCTAACGATACCTCTCTAACTACTGCCCAATATACTGCGTCTGCCATGTCATAGACATTCATTTTAATTCTCCTCAATTTCAGTAATTACAAAACTATCAGCAACAATTGATCCTGCTTTCAATGGCTCTCCGTCCATGTAAAAGAAAATCTGTTCGTCTGCGTAATCCTCTTTACCATCCCAATTACCTAATGCAATATTGACTGGGAATATTCGATCCGGCTCATCTTGCCAGTAGCCCTCGCAATTCTTGGTCTGGTATTTAGACATTTTCTGTTTCCCTTTCCCATTGTTTAACTTGCATATAAACATTTTGAATGTATCCGCAAAATGGTATTGCCTTGCACATTTCTACTGCTTCAAACTGATCTTCGGCTAAAAATTCCTCGTACTTGTAACCTTCTGAATCATGGTGATACTCAATTAAATAGTAATTCATAAATCCTCCCCCATAAGTAAAGTAATCATTACCCCGCTAAACAGCATCCCGATTACCAAAATCCAATTTACTGCGTAGAGCTGCGTCTGTCCATAAAAACAAGTAAAAAAAGTAAGCCCGTATATAAAAAGCAACAGTCTATTCATGGTTCTATCCCTCACGAGCTAAGCGGACATAAGGTCTGACAAAACCCTTACATAGAATTGCGGACTTTGGCTCATCTACAAAAACCCGCTCTGCTAAATCGGATGGTCTCAAAAACTTATGGCGTTCCTCTGACATAATTTGATCAATCAATTCATTCAATGGCTGGTTTACTAATCCAAATTCAGGATTGATGTTCCCGTTAATCATCTTAGGACGGGCTAATGCTCTTAGTGCGTTTTGGTTCTTAATGCTCAACATGGTAAATCTCCTATAAAAGCCTGACCCTCAATAGCAAAATGCTACCTTGCGTCTCAGCTAAAGTTAAAAAATAATCTTCAACACTTAAGTGATGAATTTATACCCCCGTTAATTCAACGGGCAAAACATAGGGTAAACCCTACTCCAAAATACCCCCTTTAAATGAGGTATTTCAGGGAAGTGTCTATTCTGTGAAAAAATCCTCTTCTTTCCCGTTCATGGTTGTGCCATCTAGCCAAGTAAGCCCGATGGTGTAGTCATTCTGTAAGCAAGTAATATTCCACCACTGCTCGCCATCGTCATAAAAGCCCGTAAACACTTCATAACCCTTGTGATGCTGGAATACCCTCTTGCCCTCTGCTAGTGCTGCTTTAATCTCGATTAGTGTCATTTCAAACTCCTATTAAAGTTTTGCAAATACTCCATGATCGGTAAAACTTGGTATTTCTTAAGGTTTACTGCCTGCGCTACTTGCTCGCTGAATGTTTCCAATACGGCTATATTGTCGGATCGCCTAACGATTACCCATGATTTCATTTGAGCCCACGATCTGTTAAATATGCGTTTATAAGCTCGTCTATATCTTCGGATTCCGAAGTAATGAGCCCGCTATTTATGATGTCTTGGGCTAGATCTGCACATCTCCAGCGACTTTCTGCCCTTGGTGCTGGTAAAGTATCTCCAATTTGCCAAGCGACTTCCGTTGCTACTTCTAGCATTGTGTAAGTTTTCATTTAAGCCCCCTATACAGTGCGATAAACTCGGCTACTTGCTGGGCGGTCAATATGCCCTTAGCGTAAGCCCTTGTAAGCGTGTAGTGTGTCCACTGGTGGTTTGTCATGCTGCTGCTCTCCTAAAGTTAATATCCCGCTTAATCTTTTTAATAATGTAGGTCATTGGATAATCGTAAAATACTTGTCTTATGGTGTCTTGGTCATTGTCTGCGACTGTTCGAATGGATCCGTTGTGCTGCCTTTCTAAAATGACAAAATAACCCTTATATTCAAAATTCTTCATGCTGTCATCTCCTCTAGGTTTACTGCTTCGGCTGTGATCTTCTCAATTTGGAAGGTATAAATACAATCCCATAGCTGGATATCTGCTTCTTTCCATGAATCTATTTCCCATTGTGCGGCTTTGCATCCGTCTGCATTCTCCATAATGGAAATATCTACTCTGCCCGCTTCATCGCACGAATTAAGCTCCATACAGCTACTATCTCCGCCGGTAAAGTTTAAGAGCTGCTGTAAAAGCCCGTCTAGGGTCTCTGCCTTGAATAGCTGGTTCCCGTCAATAAGCCCGCCAGTGTGCGGGATGCATCCCTCTTGATAGATATCCTCTTCGTAAAACTTTGCCCATCCGTTGGCTTGGTAGTAAGTATTCATGCTTCTGTCTCCTCGTCTGGTCTGTATGCAATATCGTAAAATGCCCGTTCTTCTGCTGGGACAATAATTATCTGCCCGCTTTCATCTCTAAATTCGTTCCCGTAATCGTCTAATGCGATCCCGTTGCGGTCTATGTATCTAAAATTCATTGTGTGATCTCCTCTTGTGGGTCGTATTGTTCCAAGTATTCAACGTCATCAGGATGTAGGCTATCCCTGTCTAAGTCTTGAAGGTCAAAAATGAATCCCTCTTCCCCGCTATAAGGCAAGGTATGCCAAACTTCTAGCGTGTCAGGTGTGCCGCTACATAGCATAGCTACCTGATACTCGCTATTAACTAGGAAAACATAGCCCGAATTCATGTTAAAAGCTGGGCGCACTTCGTTATCCCAAAAATCGGATGGAAGCCCGCTTTCATTCCATGCGTGAAGGATCTTTTCCAGCTCTACCCGTTCACGATAGCCAAACTTGCTCAAATCTTCTGTATATGTTTCTTGCATGATTAGCACTCCTTGGTTGTATAGCGTTGATAGTTACGGATAGCACAGTCATGGTTAAAATTGCGCTCTCTGAAGGTAATCGATAGCCCGTTTGCTTTTGCTTCTTGCATAAATAGGCTTAGATCACAATCTTCTTCTAAGTAAGCACAATCCTGATCCCGATACGAATAGCGGGTAATCTTGTCAGATATACCTAGATCATTGATGATCTTATGTGGCACTTGTAACCATCCATGAGATGGGTCGCTATAAAATACTAATTCCATGATTTACACTCCTTCGGTTTGTTTTGCTGCAGAAAGTGGGTCGGCTGCCGTCTGCTTTTTTGCTGCCGTATTTACTTGGTTGATGATTCTAAGCCCGCCATTACTCCATCCGATGGATGAAGCTCTAGCATCCTTCAAAGTTTTAAAACTATGGATAGTGCCGTCTGCTGCTTTAATGGTGTATTTAATTGCCATCATTACTCCTTCAGTTGTTGATCTCATCAGTTAGCGCATGACGCTAAGACGGGTTATAAGCCCGTTTCGATCTTCAAACTTGATAAAAGCTCATCCCGTATAACTTTGCATATTTGGTAATGAATGGCGATTCTTCTGCAAAATACTTCTGCTCTGCTTGCTCTATGGCTTGCTCATAACTATCTGCATCCACTGATAAGGTGCAAGATGTAATTCTGTGGTTAGCGTATTGGTTATCTACTTCGTGCTGAATCTCAATCGTAAAGTTCTGCATAGTAATTCTCCTCTGTGTTAATAGGATCGTTGTCCTATGTGTAAGACTCTATACCATGTATTTGTAGAAGTCAAAACCCCTACAAATTAGTCAGGAATAGGTCTTATGTTTACAGGCTTAGCGGGTTGTTGCCTTGTTGTATTCATGCACAAGTAGGGGAATAGTAGGGAAAAGGGATATCCCTATTTAGTCCAGCGATCTACAAATTTAAAAGCCCGCATTCGTTCCTTTGGATAGTTTGGATCATTCTCCAGTAGGAGATAAGAGAGATCATAGAGGGAATATAAGAGCATCTATCACCAGTAAAAGATAAAGCATAGGATCACAGAGCATCAGAACTACTGTACAAACATACAGTCTTTTTATGCTATCATGTAGCTATACCTATTCTGTACCTATAAACCATGCGAATGCCTAAGCTATCCAAGAAGCAGATTAAAGAGAGTCTAGAGCAGACTCCTGCTCATGTGATCCTAGCAGGTAAACGACAGCTAACATATAAGCAGAAGCAATATTGCAAGGGAATAGTAGAGGGATTGACCAAGACAGAAGCGTATGCACAAGCGTACAAACACAAGGGAAAGCGCAAGACAATGTCAGACAATGCGAGCAGACTGTCAAACGATAGCAGAATACAGGCAGAGATAGATGCGCTAGAGAGGGCTAAACAGTTCGAAGCGATGTATTCTCTTGGACAATTAAGGACTCTTGTCATCTCACAACTGACAAAGGAAGCCGTTGATCCCAAGTCTAAGCCAGCAGAACGGATCAGCGCACTGTCTAAGCTAGGACAAGTAGCAGAGCTGGGAGTATTCGTTGCCCGCACTGAGACTAAGATCATTAAGGATAGTGAGACCGCTAAGAATGAATTGATGGAGCAGCTTAAACAAGCGCTAGCAGATGATGCAAGGACTATCGATAGTGATGTAGATGCGCTAATGGCAGAGCTGAGCCCGCCAGCCAAGCGAGTAGCCGACCCAGCGACCCCACCTATCCCCGACCCCACCTTTGAGCAAATTGACGGGTCCCTTCCATTACATAGTAATCCGCACAATCAATCACCATAAGAAATAGATCACCCAAATGACTAACAATTTCTGTTGCAAAAAAACAACGCTGTCAACCGTTGACAGCCGTAATAGAGAAACACCCCCCTTCATGTTTCAAATCGCATAGGGGGAGGGGGTATATATTTTGGAAAAATTAAAAAAGATCATAGCTGAGCTACAGACGATGCAAAGAATAGACTACGCTCCCGGCGGCTATGGGTACATTATTCTGAGTGATGCTATAGATCTATTGAAGATGGTTCACGATGCCGAAGCTTGCGCCAGTAACTGTACATTCCATGAGTTGGAGTGCGGTAAATGACTGATAAGCAAGCCTACATATATCGGATCATAGATGCCTGGTGGAAGAAACATGGCTTTGCTCCCTCTATAGATGACATTATGGGGATTACTGGAGATAAAGGGCGTGGGAATGTACACCGTACTATGAAGAGATTAGTAGAGTTAGGACATTGCAAGATGGTACCCCGCCGGGCGAGAAGCATTCGGCCTTCCTATTTACGTGTGAATAAGCTAGAGCCAGAATGAACTTAGATGCTCTCTTAGCTAAGCTGCCTCCATCGGAGCAAGCGGACTTTTTGGATAAAGCCCAGACCTATATCTCCTCGATTAAGAGAGAGAAGAGTCAGACCGACTTCCTCAAGTTTGTCCACATTATGTGGCCTGGATTCATTAACGGGCCGCACCACAAGTTGATGGCTAAGAAGTTCCAGGAGATTGCCGATGGAAAATGTAAGCGTCTTATTATTAATATGCCTCCTCGTCACACAAAGTCTGAGTTCGCTAGTTATATGCTGCCAGCTTGGTTCCTTGGAAAATTCCCTAATAAGAAGATTATTCAGTGTTCTAACACTGCTGAATTGGCGGTAGGATTCGGTCGTAAGGTTCGTAACTTGGTAGGCAGCGAAGCGTACCATGAAGTCTTTCCTGAAGTGGACCTCAAATCGGACTCAAAAGCAGCGGGGCGCTGGGACACAAACAAGGGTGGTACGTACTTTGCGATCGGTGTCGGCGGTACCGTAACCGGTAAAGGTGCGGATCTACTGATTATTGACGATCCCCATTCTGAGCAAGAAGCCGCAATTGCATCCTCTAATCCTGAAGTCTATGACAAGGTTTATGAGTGGTACTCATCTGGTCCACGTCAACGTTTACAGCCGGGCGGTGCGATTGTCGTGGTTATGACCCGTTGGAGTCTGAGGGACTTGACCGGGCGAATCCTAAAATCGAGTGTCGAGAGAGACGGCGATGAGTGGGAAGTGATTAACCTTCCTGCGATTTTGCCAAGCGATAAACCGCTTTGGCCCGCTTTTTGGCCGCTAAATGAACTCTTGGCTTTGAAGGAAGAATTGCCGGTTTCCAAGTGGAATGCGCAGTACCAACAGAGTCCTACGAGTGAAGAGGGTGCGCTAGTAAAACGTGACTGGTGGCAGGAATGGAAGGGCGATCGGGCGCCAGCATGCGAATTTATCATCCAATCTTGGGATACCGCCTTTACTAAAAACGAGCGGAGCGACTACTCTGCTTGTACGACTTGGGGAGTCTTTTATAAAGATGAAGACCAACGAGACCCTAATATCATTCTCTTGGATGCTTTTAAAGAGCGTCTTGAGTTCCCTGAATTAAAGAAGCGGGCGCTGGAAGAATATAAGCACTGGGAACCAGATGCCTTTGTAATTGAAGGTAAAGCTTCTGGTATGCCGTTAATCTTTGAATTGCGCAGGATGGGTATACCCGTACAAGAGTTTACACCTACCCGTGGCAATGATAAGATAGCCAGGCTGAATTCTGTAACAGATTTGTTTGCATCCGGCAAGGTCTGGGCGCCAGCAACAAGATGGGCTGATGAAGTAATGGAAGAGATGGCTGCGTTTCCAAACTCGGAACATGACGACTTAGTGGACTCTTCCACTCAAGCGTTAATCCGTTTTAGGAAGGGTGGATTTATTTCACTGCCATCAGATGATGACGATGACGAACCAACATATAGACGCAAAGCTGCGTATTACTAGGAACCACTATGGCAATTGAAAAAGGTTTATACCAAGCCCCCGAAGGACTCGAATCTCTAGCTCAACAAGAGCCTGAATTTGAAATCGAGATCGAGGATCCAGAATCTGTAAATATCGGAATGGACGGGCTGGAAATTTCCTTAGAGCCAGAAGTCGAAACTGCTGATACTTTTGATGCTAACTTAGCAGAGTACATGAGCGACTCTGAGCTAGCATCTATTGCTGGTGATTTGATCGGTGAATACGAAGCTGACTTAGCATCCCGNAAAGACTGGATCCAAACTTATGTAGATGGTTTAGAACTNTTAGGTCTNAAGATCGAAGAAAGAACTGANCCATGGGAAGGCGCTTGCGGTGTTTATCACCCAATTCTTGCAGAAGCCGTAGTCAANTTCCAAGCGGAAATGATTATGGAAACTTTCCCTGCCGCTGGTCCTGTTAAGACGCAGATCATTGGTAAAGAAACTCCAGAGAAAAAAGAATCTGCCCAGCGTGTCCAAGAGGACATGAACTACCAGTTAACAGATGTAATGCAAGAATACCGTCCTGAGCATGAGCGTTTGCTCTGGGGCTTGGGGATTGCAGGTAACGCCTTTAAGAAGGTGTACTTTGACCCTGCGTTAGATCGTCAGGTAGCAATGTATGTACCTGCTGAAGATATCGTTGTGCCTTACGGCGCATCAAACCTTGAGTCGGCAGAGCGTGTAACGCACGTAATGCGTAAAACTGAGAATGATATTCTCCGTTTACAGGCTGCGGGTTTCTACCGAGATATTGACCTTGGTACACCAGACAACGTATTAGACGAAGTAGAAAAGAAGATTGCTGAGAAGCTAGGCTTCCGTGCTACTTCCGATGACCGTTATAAAGTTTTGGAAATGCACGTTAACTTGGATCTTCCAGGTTTTGAGCATACAGACGAAAACGGAGAGATGACTGGCATTGGTTTGCCATATGTTGTTTCAGTTGAAAAGGGATCAGGAA